CGTTGGTTTTGTTACCCAAATGGGACCAGACTGCTACAAAGACAAAAAAAGATTTCCTTCAGGACCATACTGCAAGGAAGGAGACTTTGTTTTAATCAGGGCTTTCCAGGGCACCCGTATAAAAATACACGGAACTGAGTTCCGCATGATCAACGATGATACCGTAGAGGCTGTTGTTGATGATCCGAGAGGATACGAAAGAGTATGAACAATACACTTGAAGAAGAACTCCAAGTAGAGATTGTGGATGATACTCCAGAACAGGACAAACCTTTTGTAAAGGAACCTGATCAGCCAGAAGTGCGCGATCAGGATGCGGAATCGTCTGAGGACAATGATCTCGAAGGCTATAGCGAGAAGGTCCAAAAACGTATTAAGAAAATGAAGTACGACTATCACGAGGAGCGGAGGGCAAAGGAGTCTGCTGTCCGTATGCGTGAGGAGGCTGTTAAGTTCGCAGAGAATGCAAATCATGAAAATGCGAGACTTAAAAAACTTATTGAAATTGGCGGAAAAGCATTAACCAGCGCAAGCGAAGCCCGTGTTGATAATGATCTTGGTAGCGCCGAGAGACTTTACAAAGAAGCTTATGAGAATGGTGATAGTGACTCGATGCTTCAGGCGCAGAAGCAGATTGCCACACTTACTTATGAAAAAAATAAACTAACCGAGCCAACTGGTTCTTGGAGTGATTATCCTCAAGAACCTGCACCCCAGCAACAGGCCGCTCAAGCGTTACCCGAAGCTGATCCAAAGGCAGTCGATTGGCTAAAAAACAATGACTGGTTTCAAAAACCGGGCAACGAAGAGATGACTTCCTTTGCTTACGGTCTTCACGAAAAACTTGTGAGGACTGAGAACGTTAACCCATCTAGTGATGAGTACTATTCAAGAATTAATTCAAGGATGCGGGAAGTATTCCCTACATTCTTTGATATTAAGCAAGAAACAGTTACGGTTACCGATGAGGATATTTCTCCTCAAAGCCGACCAAGGACTGCCAACGTAGTTGCCCCCTCTCAGAGATCGACAGGTAAGGCACCTCGCAAAATTAAATTAACAGGGTCTGCTGTTAAATTAGCAAAACGTCTCGGATTAACAAACGAGCAGTATGCAACTCAGGTATTAAAGGAATCAAACTGATGCCTAATGACCGCGCAAAGAGAACCTCTGAAACCCGTGAAACGGAAGAAAGAGCAAAAAGTTGGGCACCACCAGCGATTTTACCGGAACCTGAACCAGCAGAAGGCTACGTTTATAGATGGATAAGAACATCCACCTTGGGTAAGGCCGACAACAGAAATGTATCAATGCGGTTTAGAGAAGGCTGGGAGCCGGTTAAGGCAGAAGATCACCCCGAGATGAAAATCTCTAGTGATCATAATTCTACCTTTGAAGGGAATATAGAAGTTGGGGGCTTGCTTCTTTGCAGAACTGCAAAGGATAACGTAGCAAGTCGTGCAGCACACTATAGTCAGAAAGCCAGGAATCAAATGGAAGGTGTCGAGAAAAGCTACCTGAGAGATGACGACGCTCGGATGCCCCGTTTTATGGAGAGCAATTCTAAAGTCACTTTCGGGAAAGGTGGCCCTTCATAATGCTGTGATGGGTTATGTTTTAACTCGATAACTAAGGAGGTTGCTATGACTGCAACTCTTGCTCCCTTTGGGCTACGCCCAATCGGTACTCTTGGTGGAGGTCCGGTTCCTGCTATTCGGCAGTATCCGATTCTTTCTACTGAGTCCACACGTATCTGCTTCGGGGATGTTGTAAAACTGACCGATGCAGGTGGAACAACTACGATCCAAAAAGACACTGGCACCACAACTGCCACGCCAATCGGCATTTTTGTCGGCTGTCGCTTTACGGATCTTAACTCAAGCCAATTAACCTTTAGTCAACAGTGGTCAGGTGCCGCTAATACTAGTGGTCTGGCTTATGTTATTGATGACCCAACTGTTCTCTTCACTCTGCAAGCAGACGGTACGGTTAATGATGACGACCTCGCAGCCAACGCCGCGATTGTTCAGACTGCATCAAGTGCTGCTCTGAGTATTTCTCGGGTTACGTTGGATATTAGTACCGCCGCTACAACTAATACGCTCCCTGTGCGTATTGTTGATTGGCTTGGTGGTTACGATGGAGATCAGTATGGCACGGCTTACCCGATTATGGTTTGCCGTTTTAACGCAGGTCATCAACTTTCGCTTATTGCTAGTGGCTCTACTGCCGCAGCACCAAGTGCAGCGTAAGGAGGAATTGACCTATGGCTATTTCACGCGCTCAACTACTCAAGGAACTTCTTCCTGGCCTTAATGCTTTGTTTGGTTTGGAGTACGGTAAGTACGACAACGAACACGAAGACATTTACGAAAGCGAATCTTCTGATCGTTCATTTGAAGAAGAAGTAAAGCTTTCAGGCTTCGGTGCTGCTCCAGTGAAACAAGAAGGTGCAAGTATCGCTTATGATACAGCACAAGAAAGTTTCACAGCTCGGTATAATCACGAAACCATTGCAACAGGCTTTTCTATTACGGAAGAAGCAATGGAAGATAATCTTTATGATTCTCTTTCTGCCCGTTATACGAAGGCTCTTGCACGAGCAATGGCTTATACTAAGCAAACTAAAGCTGCGGCTATCCTCAATACTGGAGTTGACGTTTATCAAAGTGGCGATGGTGTCACTTTGTTTAATGCTTCTCACCCAACGGTATCTGGTGGCGTTAATGCCAACAGACCTTCTTCTGGTGCGGATCTGAACGAAACTAGTCTTGAGGCTGCTGTTATTTCAATCGCAGGATATGTGGATGAACGGGGTCTCTTGATCGCGGCTCGCCCACAGAAACTTATTGTTCCGGCGGACCTGATGTTTGTTGCTACCCGTATCTTAGATTCGACTCTTCGGACTAACACGGCTGACAATGACATTAGTGCCATCAACAACAATGGTACTATTCCTGGCGGATACGCAGTAAACCACTATTTGACAGATACAAATGCGTGGTTCCTAACGACTGACGTACCAAACGGTATGAAATACTTTACTCGTACACCTCTTCAGACTTCTATGGATGGAGATTTTGATACTGGTAACGTTCGCTACAAGGCTCGGGAACGGTATAGCTTCGGCGTATCAGACCCGCTTGGCATCTACGGATCGCCTGGAGCTTAGTAAGCTTATGTATGACTTTATTAAAGGGGGGCTTCACAGCTCCCCTTTTTTAATGTAAACTACGACACACTAGAATTACATTTTTAATCCTGACTATCCCTTGGATAGACACTAGCCACGACAGGAGTCTCATATGGCTAAAACAACTTTCAGCGGACCAGTCCGTTCACTCGGCGGCTTTACAGGCTTAGTAGAAGCAGCGGGAACTGGCACAGAAACAACTAACTTTGAATTAGATTCCAGTGGTAACATTGACAAAGTTGGCGACATTACCAGCACGGGTACTATTACTACATCCAGTACACTGTCTGCTCGTCGCCCTGTTGATACTCGTTGGGAAGCCACAGGAGCCATTACTGCCGCTTTAACGATTGCACAGTCAGGAACAATAGTTCCCATTCACGGAACACTGGATAATATTGTTAATCTTCCTGCTTCAAGTGGTTCCAACGAAGGGGCTTACTTTGATTTTGTAGTCACCACAGCAGTTGGTTCTGGTAAAACAACTACTGTTGTTATTCCAACCGCAACGGGTAGTACCTTCCTGGGTCAAACTCAGTTGGCGGCAGGAACAGCAGCTAACCCTGTGATTACAAACGCAGGTGATACTTTCACCTTTATTGCTGCAACAGGAATCGGTGGGCGTTGTAAGATTGAATGTATTACTGACGACGGCACAAAACAAATCTGGGTTGCTACGAGTGCTTGTACTCCTATCGCTACTATTGGCTAGTAGAGTCAACATTTATTAAGGAGTGAAGTATGTCAGGTAATGATGTCCAGGCCCGGTACATAGGCCCAGCAGCATCTGATGATAATGGGATATCTGCTGCGGCTACGTTATCTGGAGCAGGAAACTTAACCATTGGTGGGGCTTTAGCCGATGGTGGGTCTGTTACTTTAGATGATGCCCGTAATATTATCATTACCAGTGCAGGTGATGATCGAGGTGACACGTTTACTATTACTGGCACAGACGAAACAGGTGCTGCTCAGACGGAGGCGATCACTGGTGCTAACGCTGGTGTTGCTACAGGCACTAGCTACTTTACAACGATAACGCAGATAGCTTGCTCTGGTGCCACCACAGGTGACGTTGAAGCTGGAACCGGAACATCCGTCGCCGCTAAGGTTACGGACAACCGGGTGCGTCTTCGTGGTTTGCAGTATGCAGGAAACTCAACTGGTGGTGTCATTGAAGCAAGAAACAGCAGTGCTACAGGATCTGTTCTGTATAAGTTTGACTCAGGCGCTGTAGCCGAGGTTGTTTATCCAACAATACCGGATGATGGCATTGTCTTTTCTGCTGGCGTGTATTTCGTTTATACGCAAACCGCTGTGGTAAGTTTAACCGCATTCTACGAAGGGTAGTATTGTATGCCTTTACCACTTGCTGCGATCCCCCCCGCTGCTGCTGCTGCTACAAGGCTTGCTTCAAGGTTAGGCCCTGGGGTTAGTAGATTAATGAGAAGGCTTGGAAAGGGTAAGCCCCCTCGCTCTAGTGTTCCACAGTCAGGTCCACAGGTTCCCACTGATTCTGGGGTTTCGGGAATGGTTCGACGTGGTGTTGGTGCTGCGCGTAACCCCGCCCTTAGAGACCCAGAACAGTTTAAAGAAGACCCTGAAGGCTTAACCGTACCGGAGCCTATTAATATTAGGGATGAGTATAGAAAACTTAATAAAAAGCTTGAACAGCTTACTAAGCCCAAGCCTAAGCTCGCCAGTAGTCAGGTTAGACCAACTCGCAAACCACTGAATAGAAAGAATAGAGGATAGTGTTATGGTAATGTCAGCTCTTACTAAAGCTAAGACCGCCTTAAAGGTCGCTAAAGAAGCTTTAAAAAAGAAAAAAACCGGCGCTAATGTTCGCGCTGCCGCTCGGTCCACAACACCTAAGACAGACAAGATGTTGCCCAGAGTTACTAGGGCACAACGAGCTAAAATTGTTCGCGACAAAAGAAGGCGAGCAGTCGCCGCAGCTAAAAATAAAAATGCAGGTATCACTGCCGCCCGTAAGCCTATTAACAAAGCTGGCCGTGAGCTTGGAACCCCTTTGGCGCTAGCGGGAGCCACGCTAGGAGCTTTGCCCCTGACTAAAGCAAAAACCTACAGCGTAAAAAAGGGAGACACTCTTTCTCAGATTGCTAAGAGAGAAGGCATTTCCCTGAAGGATATTAAGGCCGCTAACTCAACCATTAAAAATCTTAATAAGATTAATGCCGGACAGAAAATTAAATTGCCGCGTATGTTATTGTCTAAAAACAACCCCTACAAGGGCATGACCAAGGCTGAGATGGCTGCTATTTCTAAAAAGAAACCTGTAGTCAAAAAGAAAATGGCTGGTGGTATGGTCAAAAAGAAAATAGCTGGCGGTGTAGTTAAAAAGAAAAAGGCTGGCGGTATAACCAGAGCAAAGCCAAAAATGAAAATGATAAGAGCAAAGCCAAAAATGAAAATGATAAGAGCAAAGCCAAAAATGAGAATGATAAGAGCAAAGCCAAAAATGCTAAGAGCAAAGCCAAAATGATGGGTCTACTAGATTCTCTTTAATAGAAGTGGGTAAACCCTCCGAAATTTGGTGCCTAAAAATTAAACGTAAATTGGTGTTTTAATGGATATTGAAGATATCGTTTACGGTGAGGTATCAGAAGAGAACAAGGACATTATGGCTCGGGAATTAAAGTTTTTACCGGACATAAAAAATCCAGAACGTATGGTGCCTATGCCGTTTGAGAACTCCTCTTTAGAAACAGAGGACGATTTGATTTCTATTTCTTCATTGTCGGGTGAATTATCAGATGATGAAATGAAATCTATAGACGAACAAGATGAGGATTTTGTTGAAAGCTCTTTTGTCCCGTACTTAAAGGACAATGGTATTGATGTGAACGAAGATGATATTTACGAAATAGTTGATGACATAGCTTCTATTGTTATGAAGGCTAAGTATAAATTTAATAGACCAAGACCAGAACAGCTTGCTGAGTTTCATAATGTAGAAATCAAACCAAGAGAAGGAAAGTCAGCAAATTCTCCATCTTATCCTTCGGGGCATTCGGCACAAGCAACCTTCCTAGCTCGGATGCTAGGGGATCAAAACCCTAAGCATAGGGTGGGTTTAATGGAGATAGGTGAAGAGATTGGAATAAATAGGTTAAAGGGAAATTTCCATTACCCGTCAGATCACGAAGCTGGCGTAAAGCTTGGGAAAGATCTTTACGATCTATACAAAGTAAATAAAGC